CGATTTAAATCAAAAGAAGTGGAATGTCCAAATGATACTACAACCATAAAACAAATCCCAATTCAGTAATTTTTGTAAAAATATAGTATATGAATCTTTCCAAATTTATTCACACCTCTTCTGGAAGATTTATTTCGTCGATTCTTTTGGGGTTGGGATTATCTTCTCTGTTTAGAAAAATATGTAAAACATCGGATTGTATTATTTACAAGGCTCCTCCACATGGCGAAATTATAGGAAATATTTTTGAATATAATGACAAATGTTATATTTTTGAAGCCATTCCAACCACTTTTGATAAAAAGAAAAGAATTGTTGAATTTGCGTAATAAAAAGAAAAACTAAGTTTTATTAATGTGTATATGAGTACTTCAATTGAAGAATTGCCACAATCCATACAAAATACGAGTCATCCACAATCCCAGATGACTCCTTCAGATGTAAACCAATTGTTAAACGATATTAACGAGGCTTCGTTAAAGGGCGAAACACAACTTCTTCCCAGAGATATTCCAATGCAAACTGAAATTGACGAAGAAAGTAAACCAAATTATATTCCAAATCAAGGAGAAAAATATATAAGTGATAATGAAAAACCGACTTATAAAATGCGAGGCGAAAACATGGACAAAATTTACGATGAAATACAAACACCAATTCTTTTGGCCATTATTTATTTTTTATTTCAATTACCTATATTTAGAAATTTCATGTTTAATACTTTTCCATTCATGTTTTCTAAGGACGGCAATTCAAACATTCAAGGATATTTTGGCTTTAGTATTATGTTTGGTATATTTTATTATATTATTAGCAAAATCATTATAATGGCAAATTTTTAAACATATCAAAAAAACCTTTTGATTTTCGTTTTGGGTTGCGTTTTGTTTTGCGAGTTAACTTATCTTTTGGATTATAACGAAAAAACGTTTCGTTGAATAATTTATTCTTTTTATCTTTAAATTTTTTATATATCTTGTCTTTTTCTATAAAGATATCGCGTTGTGTTTTTTGTTTTCCTATACAATCTAATGTAAATCTTTTCAAAATCCCAGACGACTGTAACTTTTGCAAATTTAAAAGATATTGGCACAAACAAATGATTCGTTGCGTATCCAAATGTTCTGTATATAAAAACATTAAATAAAAACTTAACATTGTATCTGTTGTTGCTATATGTATTTTTTGACCATTTTTTGTTATTGTATTATAATTATAACAAGCGATTGGTTCATAAATGTTTGCAATAAGAACGTCATCAATAGTCAATTCATATCTTTTTCCAATATAACCTTCAATTTCATCATATATGGTTAATTTGGCATTTATTTTTTCAACGCAATCATTTGCTAATTTTTTGGCATCTGTGCTTATAACATCAAAGGGTTGGTTTATGTTGTTGGGCAAATAACGCGAATATAATGAAAACGCATAACCTCCAAAAAAAACTACATTACTTTTTATAAATATATTCAATAATTTTTTGTATTGATGAATGTGTGGGTAGGAATGAAAGGAACAATGTTCTTTGATCGGATAATGTTTATTTAATAATTCAAGACGAGTAAATACTTTTTCCCATCTACTTATATCTCCCGATGGTCTAGATAATTCGACATACATTGCCATTCTTAAAAAATTGGGAGGGGCATATAAAATACCATCTAATTTAATACAATCTTTTGTTATATTATCAAAAAATTGTTTTTCTGCATAGGTTATATCCGCAACGGGTATATAATCGACAAAAACTTTGTATGTTCCCATGTGAACTCCCGCTTTTGATTCGACATTTTTATATCCATGATGATGATATATATTTGATAAAGTTATTGCATCTTCCATTGGCGTTTTTGAAAAAAAGTCATAATCTGGAATATCTGTTGATGCATAAAACTGATCATTTTTGGGTAAAATGTTATTAATGGCAGTTCCTCCATAACAAATACATTTGTGGGATTTGATAAAAGATTTTACAATTTCAAAAATTTTTTGAACTCCCGGACTATTTAATAAAACCAATTTATTTTTTTTTTCGGCCTCTTTAACCGCAATTTTAAGTAATTCAATATTTTCATTCATACTATATAATTTTATAATTATTTCCCACACCCACTACCAAATTCACTTACAACAACATCTCCCATTTTTATTTGGTTACATTTATTTGGATTGGAACTTTCATCTGGTACAGATATATTTAATATTGTTGCGTTTGGTAACAATGATGAATTTTTCATGATAAATGCGTGTTTATACTCATCAAAAAAATTTTGATATACCTCCAAGTTGTTATCTCTTATTTGAAACGCCATTCCTATAAATTGATTTCCCAATTTAAAACAAAAAGCTGGATCTGGGTTTATTGGAGTACCATTAGAAACACTAGGGGATACAAATGTAGTTTTTAATTTGTTAAAGGTTATCAATTCGTCTTTGTTCTCCACTTTAATAGCATTAAATGGTTGTTGTTTTACGTTAGATGCAGACGGTCCGGTAAAAACATTTACATAAGATTTTAAATCTGAATTTTCAAGATCTGTGTTGGAAGAATTTACAATAACAATTATTTTATTTAATAAACTATTTAGGGGCGTTATAGCACAAAAATTGTTATCATTGTACATGTAGCTTTGATTAATATTTAAAAAATATTTATTGTCATATTTTGCAAAGGTGGATGCAATATTATTAAAAATGTCAATATTATTTGTTTTCATGCGAAGATTGATAAACAGTGGGTCAGTATAATTGGAACAATATAAACTATTAAAGGCCTTGCTTGTCAATGTTTCCATTGCATCGAGAAATAAAATATCGTTCATCGTTTCTTTTGTTCGTGTATTCGTTACAGTTGATGTGGATATAATTGCGTTATTATTTAGATTGAAAATTTCAAAGTCAAAACATCGTACTCCTTGACTAATAATTTTTTCGAGTATACATAAACCTACGTAATCACCAACATAATCTCCTAAGCTACAACAATTATAACTTGTTTTAATATAATAAAAGTTTACTGGTTTTTTATAATCATCTGACATTGAAATAGGAAGAAGATTTTTAGGTGGCATATCATTTATATCATTGCATAATGCTGTTACACTGTTTTTTGAAGAATTTAATACAATAAAAAATATAATAATTACTGTAGCAGAAAGCGCGCAAAATACAAAGAAAATGATATTTTCACTGCTTAAATTAATACTTGATTTAATATTTTCTTCCATATTAATTTGTATTAAAATTATTTATTTAAATATTATATTGATTACAATATTATGCCCGGCGGACTTTTAAATTTGGTTTCTGAAGGAAATAATAACATTATATTAAATGGAAATCCATCCAAGACATTTTTTAAAACTACTTATAACAAATATACCAATTTTGGTTTACAAAAGTTTAGAATAGATTATGAAGGTTCAACCACTCTAAAATTACAAGAAGAATCTGTATTTACATTTAATGTTCCCAGATATGGTGATCTTCTAATGGATACATATCTTTCATTCACGTTGCCAAACATTTGGAGTCCAATAATGCCTCCTCGAGACCCGCTTTCTAGCGATAATACACTTGCAAATACACAACGGTGGGCTCCATATGAATTTCGATGGATAGAAAACATAGGAGCAAAAATGATTTCAAAAATAAGTATTACTTGTGGTGGTCAATTATTACAAGAATATACTGGAAATTATCTTTTGTCTATGGCACAGAGAGACTTTTCTTCTACGAAATATAAACTTTTTAGTGAAATGATCGGAAACACTCCCGATTTGACTGATCCGGCAAATGCTGGTGCGCGCGTAAATTCTTATCCAAATTCTTATTATACTGTAGATCCAGTTGGATCATATCCGTCTATTCTTGGAAAAACATTATACATACCATTAAATGCATGGTTTTGTTTAACACCCCAAACTGCATTTCCTTTAATATCGTTGCAATATAATATTTTAACAATTACTATTACATTTCATCCTATAAGTAAAATGTTTCAAATTAGAGATGTTTTTGATGCTTATAATAACTTTCCATACATTGCGCCAAATTTCAACTTATTTTATGCTCAGATGCATCGATTTTTACAACCACCACCAGATCCATTATTGGGCTTAGAATCATATAAGGATAAACGAAGTATATGGAATGCAGATATTAATCTCATTTCTACTTATTGTTTTTTATCAGAAAAAGAGCAACGCGTTTTTTCATTAAAAGAACAGACATATTTAGTAAAACAAGTCGTCGAAACACCTTTTTATAATGTTACTGGATCAAATCGAGTCGAGCTATATTCTCTTGGTTTAGTAACAAGTTGGATGTTTTATTTTCAACGAAGTGACACTAATTTAAGAAATGAATGGAGTAATTATACGAATTGGCCATATAATTATCTTCCTTATGATGTGATAAGTGCACCAACGGAAGGTCTTGTACCAGTTTATAGACCCATTGTTGGTCCTACTGGTCCTACGGGTCCTACCGGAATCACTCCGATTGATCCCAGTGGTAATAAATTATATTTAATTGGTCCGGGAGTAGAACAAAATGGAAAACTAACCGGATTTATGATTACAAATGTATATCGGTCACAAAATATAAAAGATATCATGGTGAATTTAGCTATTTTATTCGATGGTTCATATAGAGAAAATACACTTCCATCTGGTGTATATGATTATATAGAAAAATATAGCGCATCAAAAGGTAATGCACCATCGGGTTTATTTTGTTACAATTTTTGTTTGAATACAAATCCATACACTTCTCAAATGTCTGGTGCTATAAATATGAGTGGTTTTAGTAAAATAGAACTCGAGTTTACAACAATCATACCTCCTCTTGATCCATTAGCGCAATTATTAACTATCTGTGATCCAGCAAACGGAGAACTGATTGGGATAAATAAACCAACATGGAGAATTTATGAATATAACTATAATTTAACACTTATGGAAGAAAGAATAAACGTGTTAACTTTTATGAGTGGTAATTGTGGAATGATGTATGCGAATTAATCATCTTTATTTTTTATTCGTATATTATATGCTACAGTATTTGCACTACGAAACAGTAAAAGAACCATTTGATGGAATTGATAGCGAAGAAAAAAATGATCCAGATCAATCAGATGAACCAAATGATGTCGAAGAAAAACCACAAGAGTTGAGTTTAGTATATAAAATTTTAATTATTGTAGCAATGTATATTGTATTTATCATTCTTTTTTTTATCATTGGTACAATTATTTTTAAATATATAATATTAACAAGAAAATTCAAATTTAATGACGATACTAATATCACTTGTTTTCCAAGTAATTTAACTGATCGCGAAGCGGTGGCTAGTTCTAATGAATATTATTTATGTAATTATTTTAATTTTAGCGTGAAACAAAATAAACCAAACGAACCCCCCAATGACACTGTCACGAGTGAAAAATCTGATATAAATGAAAAATTGCTAGAAAACTCAAATAATTCTTCGGAAAATTCTTCGGAAAATTCTTCGGAAACCACGTGTATGGGCGTACCTATCTTTTTTTCTACTAAATTATACACTCTTTGGTTTTTATATAAAAATGATTATAAACCCGAAAAATTTTTAGATCCGGGTATAGCAACTCCATTTATTAAAAATGGCACAGATAAGGATGCCGAAATGAAAAAAGCGAATACAAATTTATATAACATTTTTTATCCAACAATTACATTCATTGTTACTACTATAAATTGGATTTATAGCGGATTTGATTCTATGTTTATTATAATATCTTCGTTAACTTTTTTACTACTTGGTATTTTTCAATTAATGATCACCATTAAAAAAAATGTTACACAACCGGCATATACAACAATTTTGTTGTATCCATTTACTATTTTTTTACTTTTTTTATATTTTCTACCCCTTTCTATTTATTTTTGGTCGTTAAATTTTTTTTATGAATACAACAACGGTGTAAAGACATTCTGGAATTGGCATAAAACTTTTGTTGATGATGAAAACGTGAATTTTATTTTAAAATGTGTATTTTATTTTTGCATAGCTATTGCTTGGATAATTATTATTATTCTTTGGTTTGTGGCAACAAATATTGGGTTTATTGTAATATTAATCGCGTTAATATCTTTATTTGTATATTCTATTTTCTTTGCCACAGATGATAGTTATTATCTTTGGAAGAATGATAAGGGTGTAGAAAAAAAAAAGTTGTCATCGTTCTATAATGTCTTCAAGTTATTTTACTTTTATTGTGAAACGAGTCATTTTATCAAATGTTTTTTATTTATATCACTAGGAATCATATCTATTGGAATAGATAATAATATTGGAGGTATATTTTTTGCCGTAATTTTTTTATTATTACTTTATTATTGTTATTATTTTGCAAGTTTTACAAATAAAATAACTATGAAGCAATTATTACATTTGTTTGAATGTGATGAAAATGGTAAATTTGACAAAA